TGGCGACTGTTCTCTGATGATCGGCCACCCGGCATCAATGGGTCACGGCATCGATGGTTTGCAAAAGAACGGTCACATTTTGGTGTGGTACGGCCTCAACTGGTCGTTGGACTTGTACGAGCAGTTCAACGCCCGTGTGCGCCGCCAAGGTCAGGGCGTGCCTGTGATCTGTCATCGCATCTTGATGCAAGACACACTGGATCAAGCGCAAGCATTGGCACTTGATGAAAAAGCCACCACGCAGGCGGGGCTACGCAACGCAGTCAAACAATATCGTCAACAAAAAGGAGTCTGAAATGAAAAACAAATGGATACCACCCCACGGCACAAAACTCACGCTGCCCTACATTGGCGTCAACGATCCACGCTTTGTGTGGACCAGCGGTGCTGATGTGCAGGCCACATGGCGCAAATACGGATGGGCACCACCTAGCGAAAGCATGACCCCGCCACCACCGGAAAAGGTCATCGAGGAACCAGCATTCAATGTGTTGAAGTTCAAATGAGAAAGCGCAGCAAGTACAGACCAAAGCCGACATTGGTAAACCCAGTCGGCTATGTCATTGAATCACTCAAGCCGGTGACCTTTCACGATAGCTATTTGATTGATCTCAAGATCAAAAATAGTGAAGCAATGGTCGCACTGCTGCGCGGCAACGCGACTCACGATGATCTGGACCTTTTGGTCGCCATGAGCAATGTCACCGAGGCGCTTTACCAACTAGGTTTTGGTGAGGACTACAAAGACGTTGCGATTGACGGCCGTGAGGCTATTTTGAAAATCGTGTATCGCGCTGTTGAACACAAACGATTTACGCCTACTGGTCCTGAGATTCAGGCGCTCAATCGATTGATGGAACTGCATGATGCCCAGATGGACGTGATCACCATCAAAGACATGGAACGGGCGCTTCAGTTTATTGACACCAAGATGCGTCACAAGGAAGCAACCAATTTACCGAGGATTAAACATGAAATGTTGTGAGGGGAATTGCAATCAGGGGCGTGACTGCCCTAATCGTGTGGCGCGTGTTGGCTGGAGTTATCCGCGCTGCTATGGATGTCATGGCTCACAGTGGCGCAAGTATTTGCGCCCTGCGGCCAAATGCATGTTGGCAGTTTTATTCTGCTGGCTGCTGGGCAGCTTGTTTTTGCTTTTTGTCATATAACGACCAAGCAACACCTGCCAATGTGGACACAGCGCCAACGACTGCGTCAAGCGTTGTGCCTGTGATCCCAAAGGACATCAAAAAACCACCACCAACAGAGGTCAGCAGGTGGCGAACGATTGCGGAAACGATTGCGTCATTCATGGGTAGTTCTTCCAAGGTAGTTGAAAATGGGGGCCGTCTTTAAATTGCTTCCAGTCCCCGCCCCACTCGATAGGAACATTGCATTCTGCCGCAGCCGCTTTCATGGCAGTGGCAATCTTGGAGTACAGCGGCCAAGACCAATCGACTTGGTTGTCAACCCATGCGCCCAGATCGACAGCATGACCTGTCAAGTGGCGCGATTTCAACGTTTGACTTGCACCAGCCTTGACGAGTTCTCGCTGACGCTCAATAGTCCGAAGACCCTCAAGCACCGTGAAGTCCACTTCGCTGATCTCAATGGCATGTTGGACCACCTTGATCAAATCAGGGTGAACACCTTTAAGCCGCATCACAGAGCGTGGACCAAGACTGGGCATCAATGACCTCTGATCCAGCTAAGTCCAAACCCAATGGCACTGGAAATAAATGACACAAAGGCCATGCCTGCCCAGAACCCGCCGCGACCCTGATTGGCAAGCGCAACCAGATGTTCAAGTTGGTCTTCCATCTTGTCCATCTTGGTTTCCATTTGGTCAAAGCGACGTTCATAGTCCTGCACTTTTTGCCACAAGACTCCGTATTTCACTGGATCAATTTCAGGTGCGTTCATGGTTTTCCCGGAGCCATATTGTTAAGTTCAATTACGCGCACTGGCTGGTTTGCAAATGCGTTGGTATTGTATCGATCAGGAGCAAGTGCATTGACACCAGCAGTTACACCACCTGTTACTGCGGCCTTTGCGCCAGAAGACCATTTGCTTGGATCGGTAATCAACCCAAGCACACGACTGCGTTCTGTCGCAGGCAAAGTTTCCAGCAGTGCCGCAGCACCTTCGGGAGTTTTGGATGCTTCTGTCAACGCTTGCATGGTCTTTGCGCCAATCTTGTTTTCCAAGATGTTCAAAGCCTTGTTGGTCGTTGCAGCCACGGCGCTCAGATATGAGGGCACGCGCAGCTTGGACATGTTTTCCAACAGCAACTGTTTCAACGCATCTTGACCGCCTGAAACTTGCGACTTGATGTTGGCATCACGCACAACTTTTTCTGCTTCAGTTTTAAGCGTAGACATGGTGCTGTCAGCCAACTCGGACGCAATGTTGTAGTTACCTTTGCCGAGAAACTTTTCAACGGTCTCAGGGGCTTCATTGGTAACCAAACGCACAAACTCGTCTTTGTTGGTTTTCCACATTTTCAAGGCTTCGCCAGACAATTTGCGCTCGGCAATTTTCTGCATACCCTTGGTGTAGTCGGCCAGATACTCACGATAGCCCGCACCCCCAGCACCCTCGATGGCATCGATGAGTACAGGCTTGATGTCGTTAAGCACACCAGCGGCCAGATTGCGCTGGGCGGTGGCATCCATGCCGGGGCGAAGCTGTTGAATTGCAGCGTTGACCGAATTCTTGCGAATGGCATCCAACGCCTTGGCATCGATGACACCACCGCTGCTGGTCCATTTTGTAATGTCGTCAGCGACATTTTTGAGTGCGCCCTGAACAATGTCGTTGCCAGCAAACTCAGGGTTATTACCAATAGCCTTAACGCTACGAACCAAAGATTCACCTTCCAGTGGCTTGATGCCGACAGAACGCAACGCATCGGCAGCGCCTTGGGCAAATCGTGCGCCTTGACCCAGATCGAGTGAAGCATTGGCGGCTTGTGTTGCCCATTCGTCGGCTTGTTTACCCAGTTCCCCAAAATAGGTGTACTTGGTTGCGCCAACTGGCAGGTTGCGTTTGATTAAGTCGAGTCGTGCCCACGCATCGGCAGCTTTGCCTGCGCTGATGAGATCGCGAACCTTTTGCACTTCAGCGGCGGCTTCTGTGCTCAATTTACCAGCCTGTGCCTCGTAGTCAGCCACGGCTTTGCCCAAGTTTGCACGGTTCAAAGCAGCATCACGCTGCGGACCGGTCATTGCATTGAGAGCGTTTTTGGCGTTCTCGACAGTGCCACGGGTTTCAGCAGCAGTTGCGCCACCGGCCAATTTAGCCAGCGCATTGAGAGATACCTCACCTTGAGACTTTTCAAGGGCTGCAAGGAACCGTGGATCGCGTTTGGACACACGGTCCAGCAACGCTTGCCATGTGGGGCTGTTGATGTTTGCGGTGGCTTGTGCTGCGCTGACACCTTCACCCTGTGCCGCCTTGAGCGCATTAAGCACTTCGGGCAGATCGGGGCCAAGAGCATTTCGTGCGATGTCCGCAGCCTTGTTTTTGGGAATGTTTTTCAAGTCGGCCAATGCACCCACGCCCTTGGCAATCAAGGGACCAGCAACGCGACCACCCGCCTCAAAGGTCGCACCCTCAAGAATGTTACGAACAGGCTCTACGACTTGTGCAGCGCCTTGGCGTGGGGCTTTCATACCTGCGGCCACATCAGCAGCCTCAATGGCTTCTTTGGCGATGCCATAACCCAAACCAGCGCCAGCAACACCACCAGCGGCTGTGCCCACGGGACCAGCACCAAATGTGCCAGCGGTTGCGCCAAGCAGACCACCACCAATCGCGCCACCTGCCTCAACAAGTGGAGCGGCGTATGGACGAACGGCTTGGTAAATCTTTTGTCCCGTACTCAGTTCTTTGCGATTACCTGCCACGACATCGGCTTGCTGCACTTGTTGTGGCGTGGCTTGAGCGAGTGACGGACGCAGCGACTCGGGCAACTGAGGTTGCGCGGAGGCAATACCAAACTTTTGCATGATGGCCTGCTGAGTCGCAGGATTGGCATTTGCAAAGTTTGGGTCTTGAGGTGCCCACTTGTCAAAAATCGCTTGCTTCGTCGCAGCATTGGCGTTGACGAAGTTTTGGTCGGTGAGGATCGCGGCTAAATCGGCCATGACGCCTCCTTATTTCAACAATGGGTTGTTAGTGTCCACAGAACCGCCGCCAGCAGGACCAGCTTTCTTCTGCATGACTTCAACACCTCTGCGAATCACATCTTGATACTCACGGGCAGCTTTGACAAATTCAGTTTCGCTTTGCGCGGTGGACATGCGAGTGCGAGCAGCGGTTGCTTTTTCGCCTTCTTTTTCACTAATCGCGCCAGCACCCTTGAGCACGTTAAATGCTTCCAAAAACGCAGCACCCTTGACTTGATCGAACAGAGATTGAAAGTCGGCAGCGTCTGTTCCGGGGATAAATCGGAAACCGGGTTTCCAAGTTGCACCCACGGTGTTTTCAAAGCCGGGGTGCGGTGCGCCAGCAGCTTGAATCACTTTGCCTGTTTTGGCATCGCGCACTTCTTGCTTGCCGACCATTTGATCAATCAAATTCACAGCATCTTGAGCATTTGAGATCACGCCGGGCAATGCTTGTTGTGCAGCCACATTGCCTTTGGCGATTGCCTCGCCCGTGGCTTTAGCCGCAGCCATTTGCTGTTGGAACACTGGGTCTTTAGCGCGTTTGTTTTCGTCTTCCATGACGGCCACTCGACGGCCTTCCAAGCCAATGCGTTGACCTTCTTGCGCGATGCGCTGACGATCTGCTTCGGTCACAGTGGTTCGCTCGATGTATTTGTCCATGCCCAAAGCGTTTTTCTGTTTCCATTGATTGAAACCTTGAGCGTCTTGAGGAATTTGAGCAAGCGCTTTTTCCAAAGGAACACGACTTACCACGCTACCAAGCACAGGGTCTTTGTATTGCGAAGCCAACCAAACAGCAGCATCTTGAGGATTATTTACGTTCACCAAGTCATTTTTGAACAACTCGGTTTGTTTGATCGCAGCTTCAGCTTTGGTTTTATTCGCAGTCGCAAGTTTTCCTTCGGTCTCAGCCATCGAGGCTTGCAACTTAGGAATTTGACTGCCCAATTTTTGAGCAGCAAGATCAGCAAACAATGCGTTTTTGTTTACTGTTCCAGTTTGAGTGTCGAAGTGTTTTGCGTACAGCGCATCAAGGGCGTTCGCAGTTACATCTTCACGCTGCGCTTTACCAAGTTGGTATTGAGCCAACGAGTTTTGGTTTTGAGCATTTTGAATTTGCGAAACTTGAGCCAGTTGGTTCAATGGATTCGGCACTTCAATGCCACGAACACCTAAAGCAATATTTGGATCGAGAGCCATGTGTAATCCTTATGCTGCGGGCGTGTTGTACGATGAACGACGCAGCGCATTTGCCAAATCTTGATTGGCTGAATAGTTCAAATATGTACCAAGCCCAGTGTTAAACGCATTCGCTGTTCCCACCTGACCCGCAGCCGTAGCAGCACCAGCACCCGTGATGTTGGAACCAGCGGTTGCACCGTAAGTACCAGCAGCCGAACCAGTGTTCGCGGCAGCGTTTTGACCACTTGTCATCAAGCTGCCCAATGGAGCCAATTGATTCGCACGGTTTGTCTGATAGCGATTGAATGCGTTGGTGTACTCATTCGATGCGTAATCTTGACCAAAGCGGGTCAGGGCTTTGCCTGTACCACCGGACAACAAGCCACCACGAGCAGCGGCACTGCGCTCCAACGCTTTTTGACCTTCTGACAAACGGAACGCATAGCCGGGATCAGCGGTGAAATCCGACATGCTGAAATCTTTGGCGTACTTACCATAGTCGGCAGCGTTTGCATTTCCACCTAAACCCATGAGTTCCAGCAGCTTGTTTTGACCAGTAAGACCGGCAGCGCGATAAGGCTCTTGTAAGCCCTTTTGCTCTTGGTAGATTTGGTATGCGACCCGATTGGCTTCGGCAGCAGCTTGAGCCTGTGTAGCTGCGGCACTCTTGGCGGCGTTTGCGCCAATGAGCGAACTACCGAAAATCGCAGCAGGGACGGCAAATTTGGAAATGGTTGCACCCAAACCCGCACCCGACAATAGACCTTGACCTGTCGTACCTGCGCCGCTTGCCAACGCTTCAAATTCAGCAGGGCTAATTTTGCCAGCGTTGAACGCATCAACGGCCTGTTGACCAGTCATGGTTTCACCACCACCCACCAATGCCGAGGCTTTATCGTAAGCAGTGCCGTAGTTGGCAAGGTTGCCCTCGTATGCACCCGCGCCACCAGAAGCCAATTGAGCAATTTGACCGAGGCCGGAATTTAATTGATCTTGGGAGCCTTGACTGACCAATTTTGAGGTGACCAAGGATGATCCGGGCAACACATAGTTGCCTGCGACTACTCCCGCTGACTCAGCGGTATCTCGAATATCGGTCCATAAACTCATTAGGTCACCTCACGTCCGCTTACGCGCATGTTGATGGATGTTGCAGTACCTGCGATTGTAGAGATGAAGTCGCCCGGACTCAACACTTGTCCAACCAATTCGGGGAAAGTATAGACCTCGGAAGGCTGTAAAGTTTTTGTCTTGGTGATCAAGTTCAGGTTGCCAGCGGAACCCGAGTTTGTGACAAGGTTTACCGAAATCGTTGCAGCAGCGGCGCTGTAATTCGTAGCGGTAAATTTATCGATGATGGTGGTCACCCCAGTCGCGGTGTACTGAGTGGTTTGCGCGGCCTCCACGATCTTTGCAGGCACAAGGGTTTTAACAGTCACTGTCATGGTTTACTCCAAAAGTAAGACATTGTTGGGGGTGTATTGCGTCATTATCCAGTTTGAGCCGTCAGACACAAGAGTTGCCGTATCTCCAGCCACAGCGGCAAGAATTGCCGTGCCAGCCGCGCCCCCGACAAGAGGGACCACGTTTGATGAGGCCGAGATCAAAGTCTGAGCCTGATAATTTTGGAATCGCAAAATGCGCCCGGTGTACGAAGATGCCGCAGGCAGCGTAGCCGTGCAAGATGACCCGGATTTGTTGTTGATGATCCAAGTGTCAGTTGCGGCAACGCTAAAGTTGGCAGTATAAGTGACAGGGGCGGCGTATGTGACGATGCCAGCGGCACTCAATGTCACGTTTGTCCAATACCCCAAAGTTGAGTTGTATTGAATGATGTTGCCATTGGCAAGCGTGCCAAATTGCACATTCGAGTCTGTGCCGCCAAGCACAGAGCCATGAATTAAATCAACTTGAATTGAACCAGAACCACCCGAGCCAGCATTGATGACAGTACCGACTTCAAACTTTGTATAGGGTGCGCTTGGTTTGACATTCGTCAATCCACCGACATACGAAGGGTTGTAATACAAGGTATCGTTATCGGCCCAAGTTTCACCAACACTTGCACCCGTAGTATTGATACCATGAACCACACCAAACGATGTGATGCGACCAAAAGCATTGAGGGCAATATTTTCAGTTGCTACACCAATGATGCCATCGTTGACAATTAATCCTGTTGGGCTTGGACCAAATGTAATCACACCCGATGCGCCAACTGTGCCCGTTTTGCAAATTAGTTGACCTTCTGTGATTGCGGCAGACGCTTTGCCGTAAATGAACAATTCCTCACCAACTTGCTGAGTGATGTTGTTGTTGCCCATTTTCGCGTTGAATGACCCAGTTGTCGGGTCATACCAAAACTGACCAGCGGCAGAACCAATCCACGAAGGTGGGGTCGAAAACCCCAAATAAGGAACCGAGTCAATGTTCACTGCTGCAAGTGTGCCAATTTGTTGTAGAGGAATTACTTCCACTTCTTGCCGCACATTGTCAATTTGCGCTTGTAATTCACCAACTTCACATGATGGGTTGATTGCGGAAGTTTGACGCACGTTATCAATTTGCGACTGCAACTCACCAACTTCACACGATGTGTTGGTCGATGCAAGCTGTCGCACGTCATTGATTTCGGCTTGCAGTTCACCAGTTTCAGATGAAGGATTTAAGTCCTTTTCTTTCCTGAGATTGATGATGTCTTGCGAATAATCAATCGCGGGAGGCAGTGTCTGCAACTCTTGATTAACTGCACGCAAAGCAGCATCGTATGAAGCAATCAATGATTCAGGACTTGGACCAACCCCATCGTCTACTACCGCAGTAGCAACACGGAACAGACTGATGAAATACATGTACCACTCACGCGAGATTAACCCCGTGCGTGCGTCCGTGAACGGCACTCGCGGTGGCGTGATGGGGGTAGGGGTTGCGCTTGGATTAGGCATTTGTGCCAGTGATCAAGAGTTCTGCACCCATGATGGCCGTCTTAACTGGGTCGGTCATCGACAACTCATACACACGGTCGCGCAGTTTCATCGTCATGCCGAGGCGACGGAAAAAGACACGGCGATAGTATTGACCGATTCGACCAACAGATGACCAATGTTCATTGGACCATGTGTGACCACCATCGTCAGACCAACGCAGCATGACCTGCGGGTCAACACCTTGCGTAGCAGTGACGATGTTTTCATCGATCAAATAGTCACCGTTCTCGGTGATCAGCTTGTCCTCATCCTCGGTGACAAGATACACGTTTTCATCGGTCAAAAATCCGTTCAAGCCAACACCCGACTCCATGTCGATTTGAAGGCTGTGATGAGCCGTGCGGCGCAGATTATTTTGACCAGTGGGCAGCGCACGCCATGTGCGTAACCATTTTTGAATGGACCCGTTGTCTTTGTAGTAATCAAGGTCAAATGCGTAAATGTTGCCATTCTCGTAATCGCCAACAATGATCTCATTGTTGAAGAACATTTGACAATTGCTGCGATGACGAGTGAAGTCACCGTTCACCCAGCCAGCACGCTCATGCCACATTTGAGTTGCGGCATCGTAAACCCAAGTCGTGTTGGCGCTTGGAAAAATTAACACATAAAAACTGTGACCGTCTTGCTGATATGTGTAGCCGATTGCATCCGACAAGTTGCCGTATTGTTGAATCTGCCACTCAATAGCATGAGTAGAAATACGTGTGCCGGTGTAGCCGTTTGCGCGGTACACGATGCCTTGACCACGGGCGTCCTGACCGAGCCAGAACAGGCCGTTGTCCATCTTTGCGACCGAGTACGGGGCAACACAGCCGATCTCGTTGAACGCGCCTTGGATGCGTTGCAATGGAAAATCGGTTGCGCCGGTGTCGTACCAAACCTCGACGCTGTTTGTGCCATAAACCCACACTTCGCGGTGGTCAACGATGATGCTGACCACACCATCGGGAGAACCTTCGGCACTGGCGAAATCGAGTGGGTCAATTGATGCACCATCGAGCAGCGAGGTCACCCAAATCTTTTGGCTGTTTGGCTCGTTGAACACAAAATAGCCATCCAAATATCCCACGGTTACAGCACCGGGAAAATCTGGGTCAGTGATTTTTTGAAATGCTTCGCTGGCTGAGTTGTAGATGTACGAGGGGCCGTTACATGCCACGAACAACTGAGTGCCGTTATCAGCCATGCTGACAGGACCAGAACCACTTACTCGACCCAGTAATTTGGTGTTGTAAGAACTGTCGATCCGATATAGATCAATGCCTGACACAACATACCCGTACCCACCAAAAGACCATTCGCCACGGATGGGACCATTACCCACAGTCGCAAGAAACCGCAAACCGGGAGCGCGTTGCAAAAACGCAGGTTCCTTTCCGGCTTCGGGAACAGCTTCTGGGAAAAGGTTGACCATACGAGCATCCGCAGCATTCACGCTGCGGGCCACATAGGTTGAGCCAAGGATCGGCGTCTTCATCAGTAGTTACCGGCGTAGATGTTGTAGCGTTGACGAGTGGCGACAATGGCATAAGGCATTGACATCACATCATCTGGGTTGTTGATGCGCTTGAGGTTGCGCTTGGATGCCATAGCAATCCGTTGCACTTGTTGACTTGGTTCAATGCCAAACTCAGGCGCAATTTCACACGCAAGGTTGTATGTGAATGCACGCAAGTAACCCGGTGGAAACAAAATATTTGTTGCCAAGTTTGCAGGCTGAGTCAAAGGCTCCACGCTAATGAAGTGGAACTCCAACGAGCGTGTGGGTTTGGGGTAAATGTAGATGTCCAGATCGGGGTACGTCATATTGACGAACATGATCTGCGGATATGTCGAGGTCACAGTTTTAACTGCGATGCCGTCATATTGCTGCTGATTGATCAGTTTGATCCCGTAGGACACATTGGTCTGGGGATCACGGAAATAGGTCGCATCATCGATCAGGATGGGGCGTGAGAAGGTCTGAAGGGGGTCCAGAGGGGTCAGTGTGCCCGTGGGTCCCAAAGTGGCGTTAATCGAGCCAACAGGCCACAGCGTGACCTGATCTTGTGTGGAGAAGACAGAAAGGCGCTCGGTGTTCCAAGACTCGATCATTTGATCGAGTGCCATCAAGCAATCTTGCGACACGGAGGCCGAGGGCGTTTCGCCCTCTGCAAGCACACCCAGCAATCGCAACGCTCGGTTGATTTGATCGCCTGCGGTATACGTTGCCATGTCACTCTCCTTGGTCGGCTTGCGGTGCTAAAAAGTCGGGCACTGCGGGGTCTGCTGGTTGTTCTGTTTTACTGCGTCGAGCACGCTTGGGGGCCTCGGCTTCAGCTTCTGGCTCCGCTACTTCGACAACTGACGAAGGCGTATCTAGATTGTACCGTTCCCAGCCATTTTTTTCATCATAAACGGCCTCTTGCTCCATAGTTGCAACTTTTGTGCCGTGAGTGGGGTGTTTGAGATAAATAGTTGGCATAGTTAGAAAAGGGGCCGAAGCCCCTTTGGTTGGTTAGGCCGCAGCCATAATGGTCCAGTTCGTACCGTCTTCGCAAACCAGAGTTGCCCACTTACCAGCGGTCGCAGCAAGGATTGCTGTACCGAGAGTAGCAGAAGTCAATGGTCGGACATTGGACGATCCTGTGATCACCGTGTATGTGCCAGAAAGGTTTTTGATGGTAACAGTACGACCGATGTAAGCAGAGCCAGTGGGCAACGTCACAGTGACGTTGGCAGAAGCGCCATTACATACGATGTAGTTCTCATCGTCAGCCAGTGTAAAACTTGCAGTTTTGGTCACGGGGGCATTCAGATAAAACGCAGTAAGCGCAGGATCAGAATATGCGACACCAACGGGTTTGTTGTTTGACATGATGGTTCCTTTAAAAACGGGGACCGAAGTCCCCATTCAGGTTTAAGCCAAGCGGTACAAAGTCCAAGTGCCGTCACCGGTCTTACGGGCGCGGAAAGCACCAGTAGTACCAGCGGTAGCGGCAATGGTAGCCAAACCAACGATGGTCCAACCTGTACCAGCCGTCATTGTGATAACGCCAGAAGAAGAACCATCAACGTTTGTCACGCTGAAGTCGAATGAACTGTTCACTTTTGCGCTAGGCACTGCTGAGTCAAGGCTGGTGCCTGTGGGCAGAGTGTAAGCAGCAGCAGAAGAACCGGGAGAACCCAGCAAAATGCCGCCAGTGATTTGAGCAGTGGTCAGAGTAGCGGTAGCAGTGGCAGTTTGAGCCGCTGGTTGAACGCCAAGAATAACTTCAGTCAGGTTGCCGTCACCAACTTGGTAACCGCCTGCGCCGTTAGGTAATGCCATGATAATTTTCCTTAAAAAAGATTGAACGATGAAAGGGGCCGAAGCCCCATTTCAATTTAGCCCCAGATACGAGCGGCCATTTGTGGACGCATCGCGCTGTAACCGTACAAAACGTCGATACGGCAAGGCAAGCGGTCGTTGTTGATGTCGTACTGGCGAACCACACGCAAGCTGATACCGTTATGCACAGCACGAGCAGCCATGTCCACGCCTTGAGGCAACAACAAGTCAGCGGTCGCAAATGTGATCGCATCTTTGTGGTACACCAAGTTTTGTGGGTACGAAGTGGCGGCAGAACCAACCATAGTCACTGCTGCACTGGCTTGTGGGAAAGTGTCCACAGTAGCCAAGGCTTGGTCAGCGGTATAGAGGGCAGGGCTGATGCTCAAAGTCGCAGTAGACGAACCAGAAGCCACAGCAGTCACGGTGAACTGTTGCAACGAGCCGGTTGACTCACGAGTTTGTGGGTTGACAGCGTACACGTTGGCGATGGTGAACACGTCACCAACGTTCCAAGTCTTGCTTGAACCAGTGAAGCTGATTGGCAAAGTGGCTTGACCTTGTGTAGACACAGTAGAAGTCACAGTGATGGTAGTGCCCCAAGAACCGGTCAAGTGTTGCTTGATCGATTGAGACATGTTCACTTCGTCAAAGCCCAACACGCCTTCACCCATCATGCCGTTCTTGAATTGGCGGCTGATAGTGTCGGTGGGGTTGAACAAACCCTTCATGCCTTCGACCAAACCAGCGTTAGCGGCAGGGTTGACGGTGGCGTAACGGGGAGACATAGTGGCTGCGTTCTCGTTCAGTTTCTGTTGGGCTTGCAATAAGACCAAAGAAGTGCCGGGAGTTGTGCCGGGTGTGCCCACAGAGTTGTAGATGCTCTTGTAAGCATTTGCAACGTCAGCGTCCACAGACGAGGCCAACTGGCTGATACGAGGCTTTAACACACGCTCTGCGAAGTCGTCCAATTGCATGGTCAATTCGGCAGAAGTGAAGTTCACACCAATGTGCTTTTGGCTGGAAACAGTCAAAGTGGTGTACTGTTCGTTGTCGTCCTGAACTTGCAGGGCAGCACCGTCAGTCACCAAAGCACGGTCGGGCAAACGGATACGCAAAGTTGAACCGATCTTCGCACCTTCAACAGCGAAGCTGTCGTCGTACTGGCGGTTTACGTTACGGGTGAGCACCAGATTGTTCTCGAGGATTTCGAGAGCCTTACGGGTGATCATGTCAATGGTTAAGATACTGTTAGACACAATGAGTCCTTTTTAAAAAATTAGCGGGCCATCTGTGCTTGGCGTTTCTTAATTTGGCGTTGCCGTTCGGCTTCAATCCACTGCGAATCACTCATGGTCTTCGTTGAACGAGGATCAGTTGTGTCATACACAGGAGGTGTAGCACCACGGGCAGTCACCGGCTTAATTGGCGCTGGCGCAGACGAGGTTTTCTTTACAGGAGGATTAGAAGCGATTTTTACTTCAATCTTCCCGATCTCTTTTGCTTGCAGATAGGGCGACAAACTGGCAATGCGTTCGGCCTCTTTGGGATTGGTTCCAAGGTAGTAAGCTACATCGGGTCCAATGTCCGAAGACTGAATCGCCTCGAGCATGACGTTGGTGATGGGCAGGTTTGGGTTGCGAGTAACTTGGTCAAAGTCATCGTATTTGTCCCGTGCCTTTTCTTCACTTTCCTCATACGCTGCGAGAGTTTTGCTGAACTCCTCTTGCTGCTTGCGTTGCACGAGCAATTGTTCGGCTTTGACGGTTGCCAGTGCGTCAGCATAGGCTTCATCAGAGTCAAATTGATCACGCGACGGTGCACCTTGAGGCGTTGTTTGCAACGTCTGAATTTCCTTCAGGCGTGCTTGCTGCTCTCGTTCCCATTTACGTTGCTCTCTCGCAAGCCGTTTACCAATAGCTGCATCGAGTTCTTCCTGCGTGAATACCTTCGACGCTGGTTGTTCCCCTTGCTCACCATCAGCAGTGACTTCCGGCGCATTCTCAACAGCAGGTGGAGTGGCCGTCACTTCCGGTGCTGGCGCGGGTGCTACTTCCGCTAGGTTTTGGACTTCATCAGTCATAGTTTTCCGAATCCTTAGATTCCCCGGTGAGCCTCGCCGGTACGGTTTTGAAATTCAAGTTTAATTTGTGATCCCTGAGTAATCAAGGCCACCAAATGATACACCCCAGCTATCAATGGTTAGAACTGCACCAATGGTAGGTGCACCACCACTAGACCCATACAAACGAACCCACAGGTTTGCATCATATGGATTAACAGGACCAATGCTAAACAAATACCACTCGCCAATATTTATGGACGAAAAGATAGTGTTTCCGGGTTCTTGACTTGAATGTCCACCCAAACTCAAAACAACCTGATCGTTGGTGGAACATTTCACAATTGCCCACGCATACACATCGCTTCGGTTTGATGGTAAAAACGTAAAAGGCAATCCAATCGCACCACCGAACGCAAACGCGTCTGTCACAGTAAATGTCAAAGATTTTGCATTGAAGTAGCCAGTCGATGCCAGCGCGAGTGTATGTCGACCACCTTCGTAATCATCAATTGTTCCGGGAACAACTGATTCATTTGCAAAGTTTGACACGCTGCCTAATCGCGCAGGATACGGAAAAGCATCCTGACAAATTGGTAGAGCAGAACCAAATTCACTTAAATTAATAAACCCACGATAGTAGGTTGTTGGGCTAAATTTGTGACCAAATGTGTTGCCACCGTACAAAAATCGAGTGTTGAAAAAATACGGATTTGTACCGTTGTCCATGTTCAATGGACAATTAATCACACCACCAATCATCGTACCGCCACTGTTAAATGTGACCGTATTTGAAGATACTGGGTAAAGTGTGTTTTCCCAATAACCACCGTGAATGGTTACGATGTTGTCAAACTTTGCACCCTCATCGGCCAAGTGCTCAAGGCCCAAATTGATGAAGTTGACATCGTAGTTTTCACTGCCGGGATCACCGTTTGGAAAAACGCCGGGTGTTACATAAACACCTTTACCTTTCCACAATCCGTTTGTGCCCGGGCCTACACCGCCCATATCGCCGCGAATTTGAAGGTTGTCAAACATTACCTCATTGGTAGCGTTTGAAATTAGCAATGACCAATCGCCCGTAGATGTTCCGCAATCATTGATGTAAATGTCGCGTGCTTCACCAATCCACGACTGGCTGAACCAAATTGCAGTTCGCAAATATTGAAAACGAATGTCTTTCAAACGCCAATTATGCGATGCTGCGTTAAAGCTGTCCCAACCGCTTGCTGTGGAGTTTGCCTGAATTGCAGTGTGACCCTCAATGGCAAAACCTTCAAAATCAATTGTGAAGTTTCCGCGAATCGTCCATGATGACGATGCTGACACGATCACACTGAAATCAGAACCTTCACCACGAATTGAAAGAGCATTGCTGCTGGTTAAAGTATCACTGACGTAGTAATGACCTTGGGGAATATAGATTGCCAAACCAGAATCAAACGCTGCCTGAAAAGCATTCGTATCGTCAGTACCAGACCAAGTTTTCGTAGTGCTGTTAAATGTGGCATCACCAACAGCACCAAAATCTCGCACAGATACAAATTCTTGCAATTTTTGATGAACTGTGCGACCTACCGCATTGCTCAAAATACCGCTGCTATCGGATTGGCGAAACCCAACAAGCGCATCACCTTTGGCGACATCAGTTGTGTTGCCAAGTGCGTCATACACAAATTGAGAGTCATTGATACCGTCAATATCGTCGTAGGTGCGAATCAAAACACCGGTGGAGTCTTTGACCGTGAACTTGTAGGACAGACCAGAAATCAACCAAATTTCCGCTGGAGGACGACCAGCAGCATCCAACACGATTGGATTTGGACAAGCAGTACCACCGGCACTTGAGGTGTATGTCACTTGAGGTGTAGTTGTACCCGCAGCATAGGTGTACAGAAGACCGCCCGACAATGGATTTCCGTTGTCGTCAAGGAACTGCCAACCAGCACCACCTAAAGCTGAAAGATAAACCGTTGTCATTTTTAACCTTTGTCGTGACAGTTATTGAAAGGTGCGGCAAAGTGACCCTTGCCGCAAGCCTTTCAGATTAAGCGTCTTGCGCGTCAGCAAACTCAAGAGTGGCAAACTTACCTTCATCCTTGAGAACAGCGTAGCATTGAGCCAACAAATCTTTTGTCAAGTCAGGGTTACGCAAGACATAAGTTTGCGAACCCAAAGTACCAGCACCTGTATCGCGTGCAGCTTTGCTGGCCCAAAGACCAACAGTGAACGACGCTTCGCCTTTTACAGCGTCACCAGATTCATTTTGTTCTGGTTGGAAGTGCCACACGATTGCTGTAATTTTGAGGTATGCGGCGGGCAAATCAATACCCAATGTGACCATACCTGCATCGTGTTGTTTTCCAACTGGAATTGCGATTTCGAAAGCCATAATTTTCTCCTTAATAGAAAGACGCGGCCATTGCGCTACGGACATAAACACGGCCCCAGAATGAGGGGATTGACGATTGCCAAGCCACGCTGACGCTATTGCCGCAGTTAACTGAAATTGTTGGAAAGTTGCCTGTTGAGTCAACAATTGCTTGAAATCCAGCAGGTGTTCCAGTTGAGGAACTAGCAAACAATTGTGCTGCGTTACCGCCGTAAGTTGCGCTGCTAAAAGTGGTAGAAGGACCACCACCACTACAACCGCCAGTGTTTGTCAAAGCAGCAATAATTGCCGCAGTCCAACCATCGCGATAAGCATTGACGTTGTTGGTTGACAAGAGGTTCGTGCCATCAAATGTCAAACCGGATGATGTGTTCAACGCGCCTGTACCGTTACCGTATGGAATTTGGTTTGCTGTAACACTGGTCAAACCTGTACCACCCTTGGGGACGGTTACAGTGTTGAGGCCGGGCATCAGGTCTGCAACAGCAACCTTAACGGTTGCGCCACCTTGCACAATCGGCAAGACCTCTGTGCCCGCTAACGGGGTGCTTGCTGAACTCAGTGCTGATATTTTTTTATCTGCCATTTTTTACTCCAAAAGAAGCAAGCCGCCGTCCTCTTGCACGAGGTTTTCGCCTGACTCGGTTAAAAGATTTCCTTGCACGGTCGCATCAGCGTAGCCCGACAAGAGCGATACGATGCTGCCAAGACCTATGGCAACACCATTACGAAGTGCGACACCCCAACTCATCGGATGTTAATCGGTTTGCAGTAAATTGTGCCACCAGTTGAGACTTGGATCGCGCTGACGCGCCAAGGTCCACCAGAGCCGGGTTCAAGATAGAACGGGATCGGTGTGAAAGGTGGGACGGGAGTGCTGCTGGTTGTGGCAGTGACGCCTACGCCTACTGCAACATAGCATGGTTGGTCTGACCAGACCACAACACCCTCGGGACCGGGGTTCCATGTGGCAGTGGAGCCAGCCGTGCCTGTGTAAGTGGCAGTTTTTGCTGGAAAATCAGCATCAGATAGAGGTCGTAAAAGTTCCATATTGGCTCCTTATGCCAAGAATTTTAGCTTGTAAAGGGTGCGAAGGTACACCTCGACAATGTTATCGATCAACTGCTGCAACGCCGTGTCCGATTTGTCGCACACTTCATACCGCATTTTTTCAATATCTGCCAACGAATCCTCCAAGAATTCCGTGATGTTGCCAGTTTTTTTGGCAGACATCAAGCTGATGGGGCCAATTAGACCATATCGACCTTGGTATGTTTCAGCAAAATCGTCAGTTGCGTCAACAATTCGATCATAGAAGATGTTCAAAGCGGTATGCTTGGAAAAGCTGCGCGTGTTGAGATGCACCGAATGCGCCACATCGCGGGCAAGAAACAGTGTTCCTACAAAATCTGCTGCGGTGCTCATTGAGGCATACCTCCCATTGGTTGTGCTGGCATCTCGGGCTGTGCTTCACCCGGTTCAGGCATGGCCGGATTCTCGCGCATCATGGACGCGCCTGCAACCACATCGCCGCTGTCCATAGCGGCATGAAGCGTGCCCATCACAATGTCTTGAATCTGCTCGGGTGACATGCCCGCCTGAACGGCTTTGATGCGGTTCGTTTCGGCATTGTATGCGTCCACTTGAGCCTTGTATTCTTTGACCTCAATGTCGCGTGCCTCGAACGACTGTTGCACGTTTTGCAACATGCTGTGCATTTGTTGCAGTTCTTGGTTCATGGCTTCCATTTGCTGCTTGGCTGCGGCCAACGCTGGATTGTCTTCGTCGTCGCCAATGATTTTTGGATCGATGGTCTTGGCAAAACGCTTTGCCATCTCTTGAGCACCCGGCCAGTCCATGTTCTTGACGAACAAGTCGCCTGCCACGGACCACAACTGCGGGTTGCCTTGCAGCAACTGGGCCATTGCCTCCAAAGCCTCTTGACGCTTGGTGGCATAACCGGGACCAGTGATGACCTGAACATCGTACTTGCCCACGGATGGGTTGTAAATCTTGTCGATCACGATGCCTTGCTCGTTAACGATTTTCTTGACCGCCTCGGGCTGCTGTGGATTCATCTTGGCGGTGGTGGATTCACCATCTTCACCAATGATGCGGGCCACGCGCTGCGTATCGTAAATTTTGGGGATCAAGTCAACCAGTTGACGGCCAACATAACGGATCATGCGGGCGTAGTTGTCAACATAGTGGTATGTGCCGATGTCGCTTTCTTTTTGACGGGCCAAGATGGCCTTGCCTGAACGCTCATTCGATGTCATGCCCAGCGCAGCGTTGTACTGACCGGTCGATGATTTGATGTCATCAGACGCGCCAGCCTTGGCTTGCAGGAGGCCCGAGGAGGCCATTGGAGGCTGTGCACGCTGTGGCAGTGGGAGAACTGCACCTTGACCGTCTGTAACGTCTGGATTGACCTCCAAATACGGCCAGTTGGTCGTATTGGCAGTCTTCCACTGCATTTCATAGCCTTCAAACTGACCACCGTAGCCAATGAACGGTGCTTTGGGGGCTAGCGCCAGCATTTCAGCTTCTTGCGACACCCAGTAGTTGTACATGCGCTGGGCATCTTTGGCATTTCGGACCAAACCAGACACATACAAGCGGCCATCGACCTCAAATTCGTTGCCAACGCAGCGAATCACAGGGATGTGAACACCGGCCCAATCGGCTTCTTCAAGCACCTCGTAACCGTTGATTTTGAGCCATTTGACCTTGCAACGCTCGGATTTGCGGCTTTTCACAGGTGCGCCAAATTGCGCTTTGAGCACTTTGTCCTCGGGTGTGCCGTCAAATGCCGTCACGTTGCCGGGGTACAGGTTCAACTTTTCACTGGTGTACTGCTTGAAGAAATATTCAGCAATGCGAACAGTGTCTTCATTGAGCCATTGAGAGATTTCTTGATCACCGACGCCTAGCGTTTGCAAGGTGGTGATGGGTACAGCGTTGGGATACAGACGCTCGTACTCGGAACGGGGCAGGTCTTCGGTGATAAAGCACCACTCGGCGTCTGCACCACAGGGGTCTTGAATCAGTGGGTCCATGTAGACGCTGAAACTATTGCGAATGCGACCAATTTTGATGTCTTGATCGAATGATTTTTCGTCGCAATACTCGGTCAGGATACGCACATAACCTTCGCCGTAGGCCACTTGGTTTTCACACGCTGTGTCGTATGCCACATCTGCATCAGAGATGTATTCGATGTGACGAATCACGCCGTTGTAAACCTCTGCCACTTCTTCGTCCGCAGCGTCATCAGCAGGGATGACTTTTGGCTGTGGGCGGTTTTGACGTTGCTCGTTTGTGACTTGATGGACGTGCTGTGGCAGCTTGTTGATGGTCAGACACGGGCGTGCGTTGATCGTTTGACCTTGCACCGCGCCACGGGTTGCCAGCACATCGGCGGGCCACTGCCATTGATTGTCAGGCGACGCCGCATAAAACCGCAAATCGTCAAGTTCGTCTTCACGCGACTCGGACAATGCCGAGATTGCCATGTCAAGTCGTGTGCGTGCGGTGGCAAGAACATCAGCGTTGCTTTTGTCCTTGGTTGAGCCGCCTACTGCGACTGCCGCAGCAGCCGTAATTCCTGTTGGATCAGCCATGTTCCAAAACTCCTAATATGTGGGGTTCACGCATGACGACGTATTCTTTGCCTTCATACTTAAATTCCTGACCCACGCCAAAGTAAACGTGGTCACCAACCGTGACATCTTTGCAATCTGGACCAATTGCGACAACGGTGCCAGTTTCGCATTTATCGCCGGGTGGGATGATAAACAATTCGTGCTTCTCAACATCCGGTTCGATGATGACGCAGTTTTGGTTGGCCTTGAGGGTCATTTTTTGCTTTTTGGGGCTGGTTTTTGGGCTTCGCGCTTGACTGAATATGCAATCGCAACGGCTTGTTTTACAGGCTTTCCGGCCTTGACTTCAGCTTTCACATTCGCACGGAATGCGTTCTTGCTGGCTGACTTAACGAGTGGCATTTATGCTCCCATCCATGAAGTTGCGACGCCGCCGTTTTGAGCATTCCGTCGCAGGGTTGTTCGGTCATTGTACTCGCGATGTGCCACAGGGAAAGCAAAAGTCACGGCCAGTGCATCGGCGGCATCAGGTGACGCCAAACCACGGGCTTTCATTTCCTTTTTCCCCTCTAAAAATATCGTACCTGCGGAGTTGGGCTTCTTCATCGGGCCGACCAGATCAGCCTTCAGTTGTCTGTCCTGCGGCAGCGAAGCGGTCTTTAACCACTCGCGCATCGCACCCCACATTTCAGCCCGTTTGTTGCCCCACATCACAGGGTTCTTGGCCTTCCAGCCAAAGTTCACCCCGCGCACTTTGTACCGCTGCTCGGTGAGCCTGTCAAGTATCCCGTACCCAAGACCACCCTCATCGATGGCGGTCAGCGTTGGTTTGAACTCCTCGATGGCGTCAATCACATGGCCCACGGTGGTCATGGTGTCGTCGCCTTTGAACCGTCGGATCGCCAAGATGTCACGCCCTTGGCGGGCCACGATGACTGTGCTGTCCATGCCCCCACGGGCCGGGTCAACGCCGAGCACCACCGGTGCGGTCATGTCCTTGTACTTGGGCCGCTTCATGGCGTCGTCTACCGTTGAGGGCATGATGAACTGATCATCGCCGCTCTTGGGAAAGTCGCCATACACCTCGACACGGGCTTCGTCTGAATCTTCGCCGTATTCCGCGATGATCTGCTCATAGATCGACTTGTCCGTGCCTTCGACGGTGCGTGCATCGATCTTCTCGCTTTCCCAGAAGTCGCGCTTGTTGCCGTCCACGGCTTCGTAAAAGTACCCAGTGTTGCGACGGCCGTTGGAGAACGCGAACCAGTAGCGATCCAAGATGTTCTCTGTAAAGAAGCCCGCAGCCACTGACCAGATCGAGTCTGGGATACCTGACGCTTCGTCAAAGATCACCATCATGCCGTCCATGTTGTGCACACCGGCGTAGGCGTCTGGGTTCTCCTCGCTCCACAGCTTGCCCTCGGCTCCCCAGTAGCGCGTGCCTTTCTTCAGATCACGCTCGACCAGATCGGTCAACCACGATGCAGGCGACAGCTTGGTGGCTGACGGTTCCCACCAGTGCGAGTTGATCGCCATCGTGGCCCACTTGGTCAACTCACCCCATGTGACCGTTCGCAACTGTGTCTCGCTGTTGGCCGACACGACCACGCTCGATCCGATGCGCGTACTGAGCATCCACAGGATGAGCCACGACACGAGTGCGGACTTACCCACACCACGACCCGAACTGACAGCGCGGCGCAGTGCTTCGATGAGTTCACCGGCATCGAGTTGCCCACGGTTGTTTTTGATGAACTCGGCAACTCGACGCAGTGCTCGGCGTTGCCACTTACGAGGTCCTTTGAACTTCTCCAGTGGCGTGTTGGGCTGGCCCCACGGAAAGCAAAACATGACGAAGTTCTCAGGGTCATCCGCAATCTGCGGAGACCAAAGCTGCGTCATCAGCAGTTGTTCTTCTTCGGGTGAATAAATGGGGCGCTGCATCAGTTGTCCAGTTCTTTCGGTGTCACGTCAATCACTTCACCCTCGATCATGCGTTCACGAGCCGCCGCAAGGGCATTCGTAATCGAGATCGAGCCAGCCATCTCAAGTGTCTTGGTTTCACCGTAGCGTTTCCTGTTCCAAGCACCCATGAGCCACTTGCGCGTGTCGATCTTCAAACGAGATCGCTGCACATCTTCTATGGAGTCCTCGGCATCGGCAATCTCAAGAATCTCACCGGCGATGAACTCGGTCCGCGACTCCTGCGCTTCTTTGAATCGCTCATGGCGCATCGGATCACGCTTGACCCAGCGCAAAAAATCCTCATAGCTGATTTCACGGTGATCGTCCTCAAGGAGTGAGGCCAGTGAGCGCCCACGATAAATCTGCTCGATGACGCGCTCAAAGATGCTGGCGTATTGAGAATGGACGAGTTCACGCATTGCCCGAGTTGGGGCAGGCGGTTTGGGGTCAGGCACAGAAAGCCACTGGGGCAATTCGAGGTTGTCGAGTTTGTCAACTTGGCCGGGTGTGACAACTGCGCCTACGGATGAGGGTTGCCTTGTTTCCATAGTGCCCCGAATCTACCACAGGTTTTGAATTATTGCTAATGTGACCCACTGGGTCTAGGGTTAATTTGAAAAAATAAAAAATTGTTCGCGATACCGCCGTCGCCGGGACCGGAGGGTCGCGGGACCCCACCCGCCCCCTCGGCCATAAATCCGGTTGCCGGAATCGCGGGGTAATCGCGCCGCGCTGGGTACTTTGCGCCGAGCATCACGGGCACACAGACGCCCGACCCCGTGGGTCATTGGTGACCCGCTGGGTCATTGCGTCCGATGGACAAACCACGCATCAAAGAACCATTGCACCCGCTGGGTCTCAGAATCCGTGGAGTTCCCCCGCTGGGTCATGGAAAAGGGGTTTTTTGTTCCCGTGTTCCCACATTGTCGCGGTGCTGTGACGTATGGACTCCCCGTGCGCGAAGCCATATTCATACGACTTTTTTTAAACCACTTATTTTTTGAATCTCAGAATCTTTTTATCTCTTTGTAAGGAATAGTGGTGCAGGTGTGGTACAATGTGGGAACATGGGAACAAAGGAGCAGAGATGCAAACACATGATGATTTAGTTGAAGCGGTGTTCAATTTGCCGCGATTCGCTGAAATAGACTTCGACTTGATAGACGCAATGCCAGATTCAAAGCTGCGCGAAATCTTGGGAATCCCTGAACCCGTGGCGCAGGTGTTGCCAATTCGTAAAAACAAACGAGGGCGCAAACCCAAGCCGCTGATTAAAAAGCCTCACCGTGTGACTGTCGAATTTGTGGAGCGTGGCGGGCGACTGATGCGCCGCGAAATATGGCGGCGCTATTCATTGGACGGTCAATCGTTCGATGACTCTGTTTGCATCCCATGCGGGGCGCGTGTGGTGTGGGATGGGCGCACCGTTGCCGCTGGCGTGGTGCTGCACTGGTTGCGAACGGGCGAGAAGCTGCCGCGACTCACAAAGCAGCGCAAACCCTATCGAGGGCGCGTGCGCGGCGCAGATGGTGCGCTGATTCACCTCGGGTATTTTGCAACGGCTCAGGATAGAGACGCTGCGGTGCTGAATTACCGATTAAACCCAGCGGGTTAGGGTTTATCCCTACAAAATAGTTTACCCACGGGGTTGACAATGAACCCAGCGGGTATATAATAGAGACATCAACAACCAAACGGAGTAAATGTAATGAAACATTCAAACCACGCCCAGCACTACACCCCCGACCCAGTGACACCCACCGAGCCTAGCGAATGGGCGGTGATTGGTGGGGCGCTGATCTTCGCTGTCGCCCTGTACCTTTTAACCGTGTTTGCCTTTTCCCTGTAACCCGTAATTTTTAGGAGTAATTGAAAATGACTGATCGAACCATAACCCCCGAACACTTTGATCGAGTGAGCAACGACACAAACGGTAATCCCCGTTATGTGTTGCACTTTTTGGCATTGAACACAGACGTCGAACTTGACGCCGAAGTGTGGATTGACACATCCCGCAAATACGATCTTGCCCTTGCCCGTTCGCGTGCTCAAGGCGGGCGCAAATTCCACAATAAACAATATGGAGGGGGAATTGTGTTTCAGTCGTACAACCTGCGCGAACTTTGCGCCCGTCTTAACGAACTTCGTAGCGAGGTGACAGCATGAGCGCCGAATTACTCGAATGGCAAGCCCTTTGGGACGCAATGGACGCCGCGCCCGAAACGTGGATTCCTACCACCGAGGCGATGTATTGGAACATGCTGGAATGTGTACCGCCCCGCGCTATGGGTAGGGGTTCTTTTTTAGTTGGTGAGCCTTTGCGAAGCAATGAACACGGGGAAACCGTGTATTCGTGTTTTTGTCAAACTGGCGACAACTTCCGCGCCCGCAATTTAACCGTAAAACAGTTTAAGGAAATGACTCAATGACCCGCCAAAAATACCTTGCCGCCCTGCTGGGTCTGTTGACCGTTGCCGAGATCAAACGCAGCGCCGCGCAGCCGTCCGCATACATGACACAAACCCAGATCAAATTGCATTTTGTAGCCCTGCGCCGCCTCGGTGCTGTTTAAGTGATACCCCACGGCCTTGATTCTTGCAAGTTCTTACAACGCCGCACCCCCAATTTGGAGAATGAAAAATGATCGAATTCACACATGCAAGCACCCGCTATAAGGTCAAACCAGAAAACGCTCAAGCGATGCGGGACATACTTGCAAAGCCTAAAAAGCATAAACCCGAGGCACTGAGCAGCGTTAATTTAAAACGCTCTTATCCTGCCTTTGAAATTGGCATGAGTACCGCTGACTATGTGTCACTGTTCAACGGCTTAAATAGCCGATTGATGCACCACGGCATTGAGCACGGTTGCCCCAATTACCATAAACCCGCACCCATGCTTGATGCGTCAATCCCTGAATGCGTGGAAGATGTCAATCCCGACTATGTGCCCGAGTTTTTAAATACACCAGTTAAAAAGCCCGCGCAAACTGTCGCAGGGTTAAAAAAGCAAATCCGCGCCGCCCTTGATGCGCTTGCAGCGGGTGACATTGACAACGCCCAGTGCATCCTAAATGAGGCTATGAAATGAACCACACAGAAAGCGAATATATCGAAACGGGTCGCAGGTATGAACGCGCCCAAAACCCCGACAAAGCACGCGCAGAGGCGCAGCACATCCGCGCCATGCTATCGAGTGAAAACCCCAAAGATGTAACCGAGTGCCGCCGCTTAATTGAAATTGGGCGCAGTGAGGCGCGGCGATGATTGCAGGGATAGCCGCCCTCATAATCGCCGCCCTAATCGCTCACCTTTTAGACCTGTAACCCAGCACCCCTAGTCCCGCGCTAGGGGCTTTTTTGACCCTGTGAAAGCCTGATCCTATGAACCCATTTAAATCGCTACAAAGTCGCCTAAACCTTGACGAATCCCAAGCCGCCGCCTATCTGGGCGTCCCCGTTTTCACTTTTCGCAAATGGGCAGCGGGTGACCGCAAACCGACCGCCGCTGTCGCCCGACTGCTCGAGGTGCTGGGCATGGTCGAAGCCATGAACCCCGCGCTTCACGATTCTTTTTTGCCCGCGCCCAGTGCACCCAAAGTTGCAAGCAAGCGCGGTCGCCCATCGAAAACAAAAACCGATTGAGTCATGTCTCGCGACCCTCTTTCAATTTGCGTCTGCAAACTAAAACCGATTGAGTCATGTCAATCGACCCTCTTTCAAAAGGACTGTGAAAAATGAACGCACTAGAACACTATGACCGCCTCTATGGCGACCTTGGGCTAAACCCCACAGACGCCGCAAAGTTTGTATTCGTGAGCGGCTGGAACAGCGCCATGCAAGAAGCCATGACCCGGGTGAACTTAATGCCCTTTCCCGATGACACACGCGCCAGCTTCGCGGTGTACTTTCAAAACATGATGATGGTTGACCCATCGGACATTCAGGAGAAGATGCAATGACGCCAGCATTTACAACTTTTGAAGATGAGTTCACGCGAATCATCAACAGACCCGACAAATACATGCCAGAAATATGGCATCGTCAGATCGAGCGTGTAAAAGTTGGCACGCACTTTTTCGGATTACTGAACTTGTATGAATACCGATACACCGAGTGGAAATTGGAGAAACTGCAATGACCCTAGCTGATTTTGAAAAGCACGTCCGCGAACGCTGCACCTACGAAACCATTTATGACGACACCGAGGGTCGCCGTATCGTGGTGATGCGCCTACTCGACATGTATGCGCTATTCAACTTATTGCGTGCCAATGAAGCACTGGAACGCAAATCCCAGAACGCCAGAGACTTGGGGTTGACCTATGACTAACTGGCCCTTTCCCCCTTTCCCCAACCCACTCGACAAGGGCATCCGTGTGCCCAAGTTTAACCCTGACAACTTTGAGGATGCACCTCTATGAGTAAAGAAACACTAGAACTGGCGCTTGAGGTCATACAAGACTATCGAGATGAATATGGCCCATGGTGCGATGATAGCGGTGCTGAATACGTTATCAAAGCCCTAGAAGAAGCACTAGCCAAGCAAGAGCATGGTGAGTCTGAGATTGAATCGGATTTATGCGTAATGGTTGGGTACAACAAAGCGAAAAACGGATATTTTGTGTACGAAGAAACAGCGCCGCAAGAGTTTTGTGCAATCAAGGGGCCGTTTGCAACACGCATTGAGGCTGAAAATGCAATGCGTGATCCAAATGCTGAGTTAATCAACCCACAACCACTCCAACCAAAGCAAGAGCAGAGTGAGCCTGTGGCATGGGATGACAGTCGCGCCGACGAGATCGTTACGCAGATGTATCGCCGTTTCAAAGATTGGAGTAAGCGCGGGTTTTCTGCGGACGAAGTTACATGGTGCGAGGTAAAAGCAGAAATCAATCAGTTGATAAGCCTCTACACCACGCAACAACAACGAACATTGGTTGGGCTGATGGATGAGCAAACAAAGAAAGTTTTGGATTGTGCAAAACGCTTAGTGGAACACGCTGACTTTAAATTAGGCGGCGCATTGAGTGCAGACAGTAAATCAAAGGATATTCCTAGCAGGGCGGTATCTAGCGTGAAGGCAAGACATCTTGCTTCGCTGCGTGACGCGCTTAAATTGGTTGAGTAATTTAACGAAAGAAAACAATGCTTATTTCAAAAGAAGAATGTGCCGCAATTATTGTGAGAACAGAGCCTCACGCTTTAAAAAACGTAGATGTAGATGTTTTGATTAACTTAATTAATACATCAGCAATGTTGGGTTATTCAAAATCAGTACAACCACAACAACGCGATAGCTCTGCTACGCATCTCAAGCCGCTGACGGATGAGCAGCTTGACACCATTGCGAACAGTTTTTCTACTTGGATGTTTCCAGTTGAAACTCAACGGCGCGACTGTGATCGAGCAATAGCCAGAGCAATCAAAGCCGCCCACGGCATTAAGGAGTAAGAAATGACAAACCAAGAAGTAATGAAGCTGGCGCTTGATGCGCTGGAAGAAATCACACTCGCTGGAATGTCTGGCACAGGGCAAGAAAGTGATGAAGCCATGACTGAGTGGCGCGCACGACAAGCGTGGAAATTTATTGGCATTGCAGCAAGAGCGCTTATGTCGATTAAAGAAGCACTAGCCAAGCAAGAGCAGGATGGTAGCCTCATCAATGAGGGAACCAAATCCAAGCAAGAGCAGGACAGCACCTGTAACGAAACTTTACGCGCTGAAGGCAAAGCATATCCGCGAACCTGTAAAAAGTGTGGTTTGTTTGGTCCTTGTGTTGGTAAGCCAAAGCAAGAGCAGAAACGCCCACAAAACTGCGGCACTTCATATTGCAGTTGCATTGAATGTGTGATGGATAAGCAAGAGCAGGGTGAGCCTGTGGCGTGGCTTGATGAATACGGCAATGCGTTTCCTTTGGCGGCAAAACAATATTCAGTTGTTGGCAAATATTGGAAGCCTCTCTACACCCACCCACAGCCAGCACAGCCAAAGCGTGAATGGGTTGGGCTGACGGATGAGGAAAAAAGTGAAATATGGTGCAAAACAACAGGTCGTGTTTTGGTCTCGGAAGATACGCACGTTTATGCGGATGCCATTGAAGCCAAACTCAAAGCAAAGAATTTTGCGACGACCGAAGGTCTAGAGGAGAAGAACACATGATCGAACTAATGGAAGACCTCATGGGCTTTGCGATGGTGTGCTATTTATTCGCCGTCTACTTCAAATAAAAAAGGGGGCCAGTGCCCCCTTTATTCATCCAACTCATCAGCCCCGTACACACGGGGCTTTCCTTTTGTGCTGAGTTTGTAAATGTCGTCAAGCTGGCGTTGCTTGGCCGCGATCACCTGCTTACGGTGCTCGGCAAACTGTGTCGCAAGGGCTGGATTGATGGCCCACTGTGCGTGGTGCTGGTTCTCACGACTGCCGTCATCCATGCGAACCACCCATCCGGCAGTTTCCAACATCTGCATGGCCCCAAGCACCCACTGATCCTGCTGCCACGGGCTGATGCCATCGAACTGTCTGCGCCCACCGCGCTTAATCTCTGACAGCGTGATCGTTTGTTTGTCGCAGTGGTGAATGATGTAGTCCGTGACCCACACATCAAATGTGTTTGTGCCACCCACCTCACCAAACGCATAGCGATATGCTGGGATCAAATAGCCCTTGATGAAGGTAATCACTCTGTGGACAACATCCTCGGCCACGATCAAGTTGAAAGGGTTCTCGATGACATGAAACAGCAAAATCAATCGGCCCGCTGTGCCTTCCAATTTGCCAAAGGCCGTCATAAACACATCACCCGAATGCAGCAGCCGTTCGTCTTGCTTGGCCCCTTCGTACCATGACTGGAACTCACGGTAAGCTGTGAATGCTTCTGGGGATAACTTGTAGGTCTGAGGTGGCAGCGCAAAGGTCAAGCGCAGCGTGTTTTCCCATGCAGCAGCCGCTGTCAAATACTCGGGGATAGGATGACCAAGGCGCGTTTTGTTGCCGCGCAAAATTGCTGGTATAAATCGTTGCAACAGGCCATCCGCTGCGAGAGAGGCAATGCTTTGCCTGAACACCGTGGGCTGGATGTTCCCGTAGATCGACACGGCCAAGTTTTCAGCATGAATCGACCCCGCGCCCACACGATCCATCTCATATCGCTCGGCCTCATAGGACACCACCCACGCAGAGCGATCCTCGCCGCTGGTCTTATCGGTCAACTTACGCACCCATGAGTTCATCTCGTCAAGGTGACACAGCAAGCCACGGGGACGCTCAGACGCATGGCGCACCAGCTTCTGACTGGTGATGTCGCTGACCGTGATTTTGACTGGTACGGGCTGCGGTGGCATCTCGGGAACCACTGGTGCTTGGTCACCGCCAAGAATGGCATCAGGTGATGCGGACCAGTCGAGGAATGTCTTCTTGGCTGACGCATACGCTGCCTCTTTGCCCTCCCAATCGAGCAGTTCCTTTTGGTAGCGTGGACGGTCTTCGGCTTCCAAGTTTTTGAGTGGGGCCAGCATGGGCCGTGAGCCGGGTGACTTCTTGTCAGCGGGATCGCCCAAGGTCATCAACCACAGCACTGGCGGCACTTTAAAGCCCGGCATCAACTCAAGCCTCATCTGGGCATCAATGACCCCGCAAACCGCGCTTAAACCAGCGAACAAAGGCACCAGTGGGTCACATCCCACGCTGTCGCTGATCTCAAGTGCGCGGGTTTGCAAGATACTAGGGAAAACACTTATATCCATGTCCGGTGGCGCAGGACGCAGGCCAGCCATGATGTCTTTGGGTGCGATGGGCGCGGTGTCAACAGCGGCAAACAATGATGTCGCATCGGGCAGTGGGCGCGTCCATCCTGACTTGCGTGCAATGTGGAAAAGGGTTCCCAACTTAACAGCGGTGGCCTTGTCGGTTTTGAACGACAACCACTGATGCGCGATCTCACGATCACCGGGGTATTTTGATTCGCTCTGTGCGCTCCATTCTTGCCACAAGTGATACGCCTGATCGAGTTGCTCACTCTGCGTGCCAGCCCAATGCAGGGCCATGCCTACGCTGATCCATTCCTCGCGTGAGCAGCTTGGGTTGATGCACTCGATAGCGTTGCGAATCTCGTCCCATGATGCGTCAATCGAATCACCGGTGCTGATGGATCGCACCTTGTCTTGTTCGATCATGCCCTGCCACAGATCGAGTAATGGCTGCGGCAGCGTTGGTAAGCGCATCCAGTGACCCTTGCCTGCCCAGCAATAAGGTTGCTTGGTATCAGGGTGAATTGATGGGGGCAGTACATCCTGCACCGTCAATCCGTTGGCCGTGGCGCAGCGCAATTCGTAACTGGTCACACCATTGGTAATGATCTTTTTCGATGGCAGCGCCAGTCCCAAAGGCATCGCATAAAGCAGCTTGCCATGACCCGCACGACCGCTGTCAATGTGCACCGCATCATTGGCGTTGTAAAGCGCCTGAATGTCGATGCCTTGCAGCCCAAGCAGCATGGCCGTGGTGTCCCAGTCATCGATGTCAAGGGCCATCGTTCCACTGTATGCGTGGGCCAAACCGATACCGTTGCCCGGTGGCAAGTCGGCTTGTGATTTAAGTGCGTTGGGCTTGAGGTTCCAACCGGGTGTGCGCGGTCCCTTGGTTCCTGCTGGAATGGGAACGAGTGACCAACCGAATCTGATGTACGCATCAATGGATGCTGGATGTGCTTGTACTTGTGGCCCTGTGCTCATATAATGTTTCCTGACAATGCAGTTGTCACCTTCATGTTGATCCCTTTGAAACCCCGGTCTAACCACCGGGGTTTTTCTTTTTCAAAATATTTTTTGAATCCGTTGCACAATCGTATCACAACTGTGCTACACTTTGTTCAACGCAGCAAAATTTATTTGATCATGGCTACCAAACCTCTCACCAAATTTCTGAACGTCAGGCTCACGCCTCACGATCACAAAGCATTTCACCGAAAGGCAGAAAAGTACGGGCAACCGTCTGATGTCCTTCGGGAAATAGTGCAAGCGTTCAATACCGACCGTCTTGTAATTCAACCCCCCGTAACTCCAAAGGAATCGTTATATGTCACTCGAATCGAAAATTGAAGCACTGACCGCCGCAGTCGTTGCACTTACTGCCAAACTTGAGTCCAGCAATGTAGCACCAGCCGCACCAGTGGCACAAGCACCTGCACCCGTGGTCGCACCTGCGCCTGTTGCAGCGCCAGCACCCGCACCAGTTGCAGCACCTGTGGCCGCTCCCGTGATGCCCGCTGCGCCTTCTTTTCAACCCCCAGTTGCAGCGCCAGCAGCGGCCCCCTCTGGTGCTCCGTTCAGCGATCCGAAGGGTTTGATCGATTACGTGATGGCTTCGTACAAAGCACTCGGCCCACAAAAGGGCGCACAGATTCAAAGCGTGCTGACCGCACTGGGCTACGCCAACATCAACGATGTGAAGCCCGAGCACTACGGCCAGTTGTTCACCGGCATTGAAGCCTTGAAGGTGTAAACCGTGAACGCCAAAAAAGTCAAATCACTTCGCAAGAGCCTGCGTAAAGCTGGTGTCGATATTCGTGAAACCTCGTACAAGTTGGTCGGCGTGTCTCGTTTGTTCTTGGGTCACGCAACTCTTGAGCAGTCGTGCGGTCGTGCCAAATACAAGTGGATCAAGGAGAATGCGCTATGAGTACATGGATTTTGATCATATTTGCTCACACTGGAATGATGTCAAACAATGACAGCAACAGTTTGACCACTGCGCTTTTTGCCACTGAGCAACATTGTGTAAGTGCTGGTGAAGCTGCTAAAAAAATGGCATCTGGCACCACTAAGGTCATTAAATACTCATGCACTCAATCGGGTATCAAACCATGATAAAACACTCCCAACTAAGCCCTAGCAAGCGGCATCGTTGGGCTGCTTGTCCCGGCTCGATCCGCGAGGAGGCTAAGTACCCCGATGATCGATCCGGTCCTGCGGCCATTGACGGCACGCATTCCCACACGCTCTTGGAGCACTGTCTCAGCGAAGGTGTTTCACCTGAGTCGATGATTGGTCAAGTCTTGAGCGATGACGATGGTTCGTTCAAGGTTGACGCTGATCGCGCCGCCCGAGTCAAAGTTGCCACCGATTATGTGAAAGATCGCATCATCGAGCAGCACGGCATGTGTCATGTGATCGCAGAGACACGGGTTGACCCCGCGCACCTGCTTGGTCGCACCGACATGAGCGGCACGGTTGACATTCAAATTCACGGCACTGAAGTTCTTGAGGTCATCGACTACAAGGACGGCATGGGTGTTGTTGAGGTTGAGGGCAACCACCAACTCGAACTCTATGCGATGGGTTGCTTGGCTATGCTCAAGCTGCCTGTAAACGGCCAGTACCCTTGGAAAAGGGTTCGCTTGACGGTCATCCAGCCCAAGCTGGCGATCAAAGGCATGAAGCCAATTACATCGCATGAAATGCCCGTGTCAGCAATCCTCGATATGATTGGCAAAATGGTTGTCGAAGGCCAACGCTGCGATGACCCTAATGCACCATTGGTGCCGGGTGACAGTCAATGTAAGTTCTGCCGTGCGAAGGGTAATTGCGCCGCGCTGGCAGGTAATGTAATGAAGGAGGTCGGGATCATGTTCCAGCCAACAGTAACGCAACCACTCGATGTCGCGCAACAAAGCGCCGATAAAGACCCCACCACGATGGACGATGCACAGATTCGTCAGATCATGGAAGCCGCACCTCTGATGCGCCAACTCCTCGAAGGTGTTGAAGCAGAAGCACTGCGCCGCTTGCAGGCTGGTCAATCTATTCCCGGACTCAAACTCGTCAACGGTCGTGGCTCACGCGCATGGGCGCTGCCCGAAGTTGAGATGGCCGAGAAGCTGGTCAAGATGGGCATCCCCAAAGGCGCTGTCTACGAAACCAAACTCGTCACACCCACGAAAGCTGAGAAGCTGACATGGGAGAAAAAAGACGGCACAAAGGTCACGCTGACCGAGCGCCAGTTGAACCGTATGGAGCAAGAATATGTGGTCAAGATGGCTGGCAAGTTGACCGTGGTTCCCGAATCTGACAGCCGCCCCGCTGTCATCACCAATGCTGCACCGTTATTCAGTGCAGTAGAAGCAGCACCCGCTGCCGAATCCCTGCCTTCATGGCTTTCTTAAACTGGAGTAAATGTAATGTCTGAAATCATTTTTTTGTCAAATGTGCGTCTGTCGTTCCCACACCTTGCGGAACCCCAGAAGCAAATCAACGAAGCCACTGGTAAGGAGCGCGTCAGCTACAACTGCGAGTTCATCATGCCGCAGGATCACGCTGGCTTTGCCCAGTTCATGCAACGCTACGGCGCACTTGCACTTGAGCAGTGGAAAGAGCACGCCAACACCGTGATGCAAATGATTCAACAGGATCGCAAGACCCGCTGCTATGGTCGCGGTGAGGAAAAGGTCAACAAGAAAACCTTTCAACCCTATGACGGCTACGCTGGTCATGTGTTCATCACTGCTGGTCGTGACTCACAGCCTCAGATGATTCAAGCTGACGGCTCACCTGTTGACGCTGCCAACTCGATGGCCTATCAACAACTTGCACGCAAAATGTACGGTGGTTGCCGAGTCAACGCAGCAGTAAAGCCTTGGTTGCAAGACAACAAACATGGCCGTGGTATTCGTTGCGATCTGATTGCTGTGCAGTTCTTCCAAGACGATGCACCATTTGGTGAAGGCAATGTGGACGCCTCTGGTTTGTTCGGTGCTGTGGCTGGCGCTCCTGCTGCCATGCCCGGCTTCGCTGCTGCACCCGCACCCATGATGCCTGCTGCACCGTTCCCCGGTGCACCTGCTGGCCTGCCACCCTTCATGCAAGGTTAATTTTCGGGGCTGATGCCTCTGGGAGTTCCCGGAGGGCCGGACATCAGCCCCACCTTAAACGGGGGAACACTGCGGACAATCCGGTCCAAGCACATTTGGCGATGAGCAACAGTGCAGCAAGTACCCCACCAATCAGGTAACCGTAATGAGTAATGACTATGTGTTTGACATCGAAACCTATCCCAACGTGTTCACACTGGCGGTGGAACACGCAGAAGCACCTGTGTCTTGGATGTTCGAGATCAGCGACCTACGCAACGACAGTCGTGAGATCGTTGAGTTTCTCCAGTACCTCAAGAATACCAACTCGCGCATGGTTGGCTTTAACAGCTTGGGGTTCGATTACCCTGTGATTCACACTTTGATCCGCATGGGTAAAAGTGACGCGAACACGCTGTACCAAAAAGCCATGTCGATCATCAACTCGCAAGATGACGACAGCCGCTGGATGCACCAAGTCAACCCGAGCGACCGATTCGTTGAGCAAATTGATTTGTTCAAGATTCACCACTTCGACAACAGAGCACGCGCCACGAGTCTCAAGGTGCTTGAGTTCAACATGCGCTCTGACAACATCGAGGACTTGCCGTTCCCCGTGGGCACACCGCTCAACGCCGAGCAAATCGGCATCCTCAAAAAATACAACAAGCACGATGTGTCGCAGACCAAGGCTTTCCTGAAACACACGGCTGACATGATCGCGTTTCGCGAGAAGATGTGTGCCCTGTACCCCGGCAAAGATTGGATCAACTACAACGACACCAAGATCGGCAAAGAGTTTTTCACAATGAAGTTAGAGGAGGCCGGTGTCGCGTGCTATGACTACGGCTCCAAGGGTCGCACGCCGCGCCAAACCAAGCGCCCGGTGATTCATCTCAAGGATGCGATCTTGCCTTGGATCACATTCGATCATCCAGAATTTAACCGTGTGCTCAACTGGCTCAAAGAGCAAAGCATCACGGAAACCAAAGGAGTTTTCAATGACCTCACCGCAGTTGTTAATGGGTTTTGCTTTGTGTTCGGTCTTGGCGGGATTCACGGAAGCCTTGAGTCTCGTGTGGTTGAGTCTGACGCTGACAACGTTATCGTTGATCTTGATGTTGCTTCTTATTATCCGAATCTGGCGATTTCTAACGGGTTCTTCCCCCAGCATCTAGGTAAAGAGTTTTGCGTGATCTACAAAAACTTGTACGAGCAGCGCAAGACCTACCCCAAGAAGTCGGCTGAGTCGGCCATGCTGAAGCTGGCGCTTAACGGCGTGTATGGTGACAGCAACAACCAATTCAGCGTGTTCTATGACCCGCTGTTCACCATGTCGATCACGCTCAATGGGCAACTGCTGCTGTGCAAACTTGCTGAGTCATTGATGAAGATTGACGGGTTGCAAATTGTGCAGGTCAACACCGATGGTCTGACGGTGCGCGTACCTCGTGGGCAAGCAAAACTTGAACTTGATCACATGCGACTTGCATGGGAAGGTCGCACCGGATTGCAACTTGAAGAAGCGATCTACAAGTCAATGATGATCCGCGATGTCAACAACTACATTGCTCAGTACGAGAACGGCTCAGTGAAGCGCAAGGGTGCGTATGAGTACGACATGGAGTGGCATCAAAACGCTGGCGGCTTGGTGATCGCCAAGGTCGCGGAAAAGGTTCTTCTTGAAAACGCACCGATTCGTCAAACCTTGGAGCAGTGGCCCGACATCATGGACTTCATGCTTCGCGCCAAAGTGCCACGGTCCAGCTACTTGGCGATTGAAAAAGATGGCGTGACATCACAGTTGCAAAACGTCACGCGCTACTACATTGCTGAAGGCGGTGGCCGACTGTTCAAGTGGATGCCACCGCTTGCAAAGAATCCCGGCATCTGGCGCAAGATTGGCGTGGAGTCCGGCTGGGGCGTGCAGCCCTGCAACGACATTAAGGATGCTGGCAAGCTGCCAGTTGACTATGACTACTATGTGAGGGAGGTAGAAAAACTCTGCCTCGGATTGGCATGACGGATTTTCAGTTGTGGGAATACAACAACCTTGCCCGCTTTTCCAAAGAATGTTACGAAAAGCTGCAAGACAAAGAAAAAGAAGTTGAAACCTTGAAAGAGGAATTGCGCGTTGCACTTGACGCATATCAACGGTTATTGGAAAAATATGTTGGAAAAACAAATTGAATTAAAGGTCTGCGACTATGCAAAATCAAAAGGTGTGCTTGCGTACAAGTTCACCAGCCCCGCACGGGCTGCTGTGCCTGACCGTTTGTTCATCGCGCCTGATGGCCGTGTGTGGTTTTGCGAATTCAAACGCGCTGGTCAAAAGCCCACCGCCGCCCAAGAACGAGAACACCTGAGATTGCGTGACCACAAAGTCAATGTATTCGTGATTGACAACGTGGACGCTGGCAAAGTGATGGTTGACTTCATGGTGATGGGGGCGGCATGAGAGTTCTTGTCGCATGTGAGTACAGCGGTAGAGTGCGTGACGCATTTACAAAAATGGGTCATTTTGCAATGTCGTGTGATTTGTTACCGTCCGATTCACCCGGACATCATTACACAGGAAGTGTCCTTGATGTAATTGATCACAATTGGGACTTAATGATTGCTCATCCCCCTTGCACATATTTGTCAAACGCTGGTGCTCGATGGTTGTATGCGGGAAAAGTTCTCAACGCTAAACGATTTGAGCAAGGGCTTGATGCAAAAACTTTCTTTTTGACTTTACTTAACGCAAACATTCCACGAATTGCAATTGAAAATCCAGTTCCGTCAAGTGTGTTTGAATTGCCTAAGTACTCTCAAACCATTCAACCGTATGAATTCGGGCACCCTTTCAAAAAGAAAACTTGCCTATGGTTAAAAAATTTGCCGGAACTGATTCCGACAAACGTAATCCCAGAAGGAGAAAGAGAGAGTACAAAAATACCCGGCAACTGGTTTAACAAAGGTGGTAAAGACAGGCAGAAAGAAAGAGCAAGGACTTTTCAAGGTATTGCCGATGCAATGGCCGTTCAGTGGGGGACATTAAATGTTGACACCTGACCTGCTCCACGGCTATCAGCAAAAGGCCGTGAACTTCCAATGCACCCACCCCAACTCGATGCTGTGGCTCGACATGGGACTGGGTAAGACCGTCATCACTTTGACCACGCTGGCGCACCTGATCAACACGGGCTTCCTGCGCGGCGTGATCATCGTCGCCCCGATCCGGGTTATCCGTCTGGTGTGGCGTCAAGAAGCTGTCAAGTGGGAACACACTAAGCACATCAAGTTCAGTATGGTCACGGGCACAAAGGATCAGCGCACCCGCGCTCTCTTGCGTCCCGCTGACATTTACATGATCAACTACGAAAACCTTGGCTGGCTGGCCGAAACGCTTCAGACCTACTTTGTCAAAAAGGACCGCCCGATGCCGTTCAACGGGATCGTGTGGGACGAGATCAGCAAGATGAAAAACTCGGCCACCAACCGAGTCAAAGCCTTTCGCAAGATCGCTGACAAGTTTGACTGGACCACGGGCCTTACCGGAACCCCTGCCAGCAATGGCTACAAGGACCTACACGGCCAGTTTCTCGTGGTGGACAGGGGTGAGCGCCTTGGCACATCGAAAACGGCTTTCCGCACCCGCTTTTACAAGAAGGTCGGACCGTACAAAGAAGTGCCGTATGAGGACACCGAAGACACAATCAAAAAGCTGATCGGTGACATCACGCTTGAGATGAGCGCAGAGGACTACAACCCGCTGCCTGACCTCATGGTCAACAACGTCGAGATCGAAATGCCTGACGACCTGCGGGCCAAGTACGACAAGATGGAGCGCGAGTTCTTCTTGGTGCTTGACAGCGGCAAGGAAGTCGAAGCCTTCAACCAAGCATCGCTGACCAACAAGTGTTTGCAGTTCTCCAACGGGGCCATGTATCCGATTGCCGGGATGCCTTTGTGGGAGCCGATTCACGATCTCAAACTCGATGCGCTTGAGGAGATTCTGGACGAAGCCCAAGGGTCGCCGGTACTGTGCGCCTATGCCTATCGCAGCGATGCGGCGCGGATCATGGAGAAGTTCAAACATCTTGACCCGATCAACCTGACCGAGTGCAAAAGTGAAGCATCGCTGACCAATGCGATGCACCGTTGGAAAACTGGCGACTGTTCTCTGATGATCGGCCACCCGGCATCAATGGGTCACGGCATCGATGGTTTGCAAAAGAACGGTCACATTTTGGTGTGGTACGGCCTCAACTGGTCGTTGGACTTGTACGAGCA